GCATAGGTCCCGCCCATAGCCTCACGACTAAGGGAATCTTCAAGGGCTTTTATTGATAATGTTGTTTTCATGATCCTATGTCTGAGAATGAGGTTATGCTACATATAAAGCTTTCTCCGTATGAAGTCAAGATTTATTTTATTGCAATATGGCCCCATCTGTTTTAAGAATATGCAACCATTTTCGAGAGGTTACTATGGAAAAGAGACAATTATCATTTCGACTTGATGCCCAGCTCGTAAAGAAATTAAAATTCGTTGCTGTGGAGCATGACAAAAACCAGACCGATCTTCTAACTGAGGCCATTGAGGACCTCTTGGCAAAATACGATAAGCAAGAGAAGAAGCCCAAGAAATAACGCTCTAATGAACCTAACTCGTAAGAAACTGACGGTCGCCGCGCCGCCGATACCAAACGTAGAGGTTCAGCTGCACTACACAATTAAGCCTGCTTCACAGAAGGCTTTTCTTCTGCGATCTGAATCTGATAATTCGCCGCTCACACTGCACGGACCAAATGGAAATGTCGTGGTCATTTTGACCGAGCCAGGAACGCTATATGTCGATTTATCGGACAGCATTAAGAGCTTCAGCCTCACTATCCGTTGTAACGCATTCAGTCATGGTTTTTGATGTCACCTCCGAATACCTAACCCACGCGCCGTGCTGCTGAGTCCTTTCAGGATCTGTCTTCCATGTCCTGAAGTGAGCTGTTTCGCATCGAGGACGCCGTTGAATATGAAAGTGGACCCGCCTCCCCGTCCACCCCCGCCCGTCATATTTCTGACGTTGTTTGCGAGGTCAGCGGGCAAAACCATCTCCTGAGAGTGAAGCTGCGTGACGGGATTGATCCCTGCCGGGATATCATAACCGCCTGCTGCTGAAGCTGAAAATCCCATAATAGCGGCACCAGCCGCCGCTGCTATTGCTGCACCATAAAGCCATCCATAGGGTAACTCTTCACAAACATCAGCGTAGGTTGCCGCTGCTCCAACAGCTGCGGATTTAGTGATAGATTCAGTCGCGGATACTGTTTCTATGGCTGCTTTGTCTGCCGTGTTTTGAATTCCCAGCGCCACCATTAAGGCGTTGAACCCCTCCTGCACCGCTGCCATCGCGTCAGAGTTCTTGATCCAATTCATCAACATCTTTCCCAGCATATCGACGAAGGAGGACAGGATGGATACACCCATGTTCGAGATTGCCTTGGATATCGTCGTAGTGCCCAGAATGATGCCCTTGACGGAGGTATCAAGCGCGGTCTGGAGTGGCTGGAAGAGTGAATCGTAGGTCTTCTTCGTCTCCAGTTGGAGCTTGTTATTTAATGTCGAAATCGCGTCATCGTGCTTTTCGCTGGCGAGCCTCATCTTGTCCTGGACGGATTGCCATACCTGTGGATATTTCTCGGCCAGGGCTTCCCATTCCTTGAAGTGCTTCATCTCCTCGGCGTATAGGTCATCCTGGAGCTTTTTCTCATCGGTGATCTGCTGTGACGCGGATATCTTGCCAAGCTGATACTTGGCATCGAGCGCCTTCGATTTTGCCGCCGTGGATTTCTCGGCGAGCGTGATCTCCGTCTGGATTTGCTTCTCGGCGTCCGTGATTTCCGTCTGCGCGTCCTTCTTTTCAAGTTCAAAGATCTGATGTTTGACCTCGAATGCCTCCGCCGATCCTGCCTTTGTCAAGGTCAGTTTCGTCTGCCAGTATTCCTTCTCGCGGGTAGTGGAGAAGTCGAAATAAGCCTTTTCATCCATCTTCTGCTTTTCGAGTTCATCGCGCCACTCGGCCATGCGCGATTTATCCTCTTTCGGCTTCTTTGTGTCCGGGGCCTCAAACGATTTCGTTCCCTTGCCCGGCCCGGCTGCGGATGATCCCTTCGCGCCGGATGGCATCCAGATCGCCTCGAGGCGTTTAGCTGATTTCTCGGCATCGGCAACGATCATGTCATTGGTGGCCTTCATATCAATCTGAGCATCTTTAAAGCCGCCCTTCATGGTGTCCCATGCGCCCTGAAAATCACCATGCACGATCTGAACAACGGCTTTCGCAACAGACGCAACGACGTCGCCGATGGCATAGAGCGTGCCGATGATTGCCGCGCCTGCCATCTTAACGGATAGGGAAAGGCCCTCAAAGACCGTCAGGAATGCCTTCACCGCGCCCATGACGGAAGGCAGGACGGTAGACGCGAAATCGCCCATGGCCCCGGCCAGCGAAACGACCGAGGGCAACACTTCATTTCCAATCTTGATTTTGACGGCGTCAAATATGATATCGAGGATGTTGAGCTGGTATGAAAATTCTTTTGTCTGCTGGGCTGCCTGCGTGCCGACGACAAGGCCGTAGGTGTTCGCCACATCCGTGGCCTGCTTCATGACGCCCTGAGTAAGATAGAGGTATTTATAGACCTCGGCGGCCCCGCGTCCGAAGGCATAGAGGGCAAATTGGTTACGATCCGCGCCTTCTTTGTATTCGGCCATGGCCTTGATCGCATTGTCGAAGATTTCCGTCTGGGTGAGGAGGTTCCCGTTGCCGTCCTTTAATTGGACGCCGAGCTGCTCCAGAGCTTCCGCGTTGCTTTTGATGTGCATACCGAGGCGCATATTCATTGCCGCATATTCCTCGGTTGACCCGCCGATGATCTTGATGGCCGTGGCCAGGACGGATGCTTGCTCGGTCGTCTGCCCCATAACCCTGGATAGCGACAAGATGCTCGCGTTATAGGACGTGGCGGCATCGATGGCCGACTTGATAGCGCCAACAGAAAGCACTCCAGCAAGGAGAGCGCCGAATTTCGACAGGACGCCGTTCATGCCTTCGACGGACGTGGTGATCCTCTGGGCCGCATTTTCAAAGGCCGCTGCCCCCGTCTCGGAGCCGGATTTAACGCCCTCTGCATCGGCGGTTATTTTAATCTTTAATTCATTATCAGACATTTTATTTCTCCTTTTTCACTCAGTGACGTGTCCCGTATGTGTTGAGGGTGATGTATGTCTTGACGGTGATGCCAGATATATTTTTAAGTTCCCCGATGATTCTCATTGCCTCGCGAAGCGGGTTTTTGCCTTTCAAGCTCAATTCTTTGCACCTGGCCGGGCTTACAAAAAGCAGAGCCGCCGCATCGTCAGCTGTGAGATCCGGATAATTCGGTGACAGGGCTGTTTGGAGGAGTATGGTGGCGGTGGCCATGAGATCTACTAAAGTTTGGTCCTCCCAGAAGTACGGGACAATTTTCTGCCACTGCTCCGGGGAAAGCGGGGTAACGATATATTCCTTCCCGTTTATGGTCATGGGTACGCCTTTAAGTTTTTCGGTCATCATGATGTGCCCCTCAGCTTGGCCGCCACCTCATCTATGGCATCTTGAAATGCCGCCCTTATCTCCGGCCTCATTTCGTTCAATGCTGTCCGCATAAACGACCGCTCCGGGAATACCGACCCCGGATGGTGAACGCTTTTGACGACCACCTTTTTGCCGCCCATCATGAATGCCAGCGCGCGGCCCTTGCGCGGGAATATGTCATGCGGTTTTGTCCTCCCGCCGTATTCATGGATCGCCGCGTATTCGATATTAGTGGCCACTTCGCCCGTTATCGAAGATCCTTCCGTCTTGACAGTCGGCGTGATGGATCTCCTGAGCGTACCTGTTTTGTTTTTCAATACCTGGCCCGACAACTTCTCGAATTTAATCTTATTGCTCAGGCCGAATACGATACTCGCCATGCGTTTCTCTTCCGCACTCTTTATCTCCGGGAACAATGACCGGAGCGTGTCACCAATCCTTTTCGGATCGCCTATAAGGATAGCTTTAAACATATTCTTAACTCCTCTCCTGTTCACATGATTTTCGGATTCGAGTATGTCGCTTGCAGCTGCAGCTTAAAATCCAGCTCTCTAATTCGCCCGGCGGCCGCCACCTGGTCCACCTCGGGATCGTGGTAAGCAACAAGCCGTTTCAAAGCTGTTCGCTCGGCTTCGTCAGCCTTGCGCTGTGTGGCGGTCCGCTTCTGGGCTCCAAAGATGTCGGCGGGGTTTTTGACCTTCTTCAGATCTTTCGCTTTCTCTATCTTTTGCAGATCCGCGGACGTTGTATGTGCATATTGTGTTTTCATGGTCGTCTCCCTCTCAGTTTCAATATTTATTTGTTCTTTTCGTAAAACTCAGCCGCCAGCGCCTGGTGGGATCTGATCAGCCGGAGACGGGCGACATCCGCCGGGTTAACCGGGCCAGCTCCTGGTATTTCCGGGTCCGTCTCTATGAGCGGCCACACGACGATCTCAAGATGAAAACCCCTACCGAATAGCGGTCGTAAGCCCTTTTCCTTGACCGAGACGGGAATCTTCCCGGGTAAAGACATCAAGGAATCCTCAAAATGCTTGAACATATTTCCGGTCTGGTCACGGTGCAAATCAATTTGCAGTTCGGCGATAGCGTGACAAAGCTGGTGATGAAGGCTTATGATTTTCGCCTCGCGCTCCGGAATCGACTTTATGAGCCGGTCATATTCCTTGCGATCGCTTTTGGCTATGAACGCGGCCAGCTCGGCCTTCTCTTCGGCTTTGATAACTTCGAGTTCATCCTGGGCCGTTATTAACGCTGCCTGAGCATCTTTAATGAGATGGCCATCGAGGCCTTCCAGGTGCAAAGCTAAAGGCGCAATCTTAGCTTCGATCTCTGAAATGACTTTGCGCTGTTTCTCGTCGCCGCCGGCCAGACCCCGTACGGATAAAGCCCTCTCTGCACGTAGCGCCTCGATTTTCTCAGCCAGCGTGCTCTTCTCGGCGGTGAGTTTAGACAGCCCTGCTTCAAGCTGCTGGATCTTCTCTATTGCTTTCGATTCTTGCTTACTCATGTCTATTCCTCCCATCTGATCTTATTTTTTCCTTCCATGTCTCGAGCTTATTTTTCAGCTTGTCCATCTTATAGCGGTACGACGCTACATCTCCGCCTGATGCCTCTATCTCTTTTAATCGCGCCTCATATTGATTTTCCATAAAGGTCAGTATCCCAGCCACAGCGCTCCCCGCCTGCCTGGCCATCGATTCATAATTGAACGCGTGCCTGAAATGATCCGGGCCGAGTTTCACATAGACATACCGTTTTGATCCCGTGTCCTCATCCTCTTCCAGCCGCTTGGCCACGTTGTGAAGGTGCTGCGCGAAGGTCCTCACTAAATCAAACTCCCTGGGCAGCGTGATCAGGCGCTCAGATATCTCTCGGTGTGACGCATCCAGGCTTTCTGTTCTATTGCAGGAGACAATGAGTTCCTTCTCATTCCAGGCATAAGAGCCTTTCTGGTGATCATTGTAATAATTCAAGAAGACCTTGCCGCGATGCCTTTCGGCGAATGCTCGGGCGTTTCTGGTTTCAGGCAGAGCGTCAACGACACAACGTTCAACACGAAAGTTTTTCATAAGCGCGTCAAGCTCATTCCAGTCCCTGTAAATTCCGAGATGGGCAATCTTGCCCATCTTCTGATCGTGCTTCTTGCCGATCACAACATGAAGTTCTTTGCCCTGGTCCACTCCCATGAAGCACGGTC